TGATTGCTTCGAACTCCATGACGGTAGAGAGTAACTTGTCCCTCTTATCTTCAGTGTCACTGTTGTTCACCACCTCCACATCGTCAGCAATGACGTGAGTAGCACGAGAACCAGTCATCTGGCCAAAGACACCTACAGATTTAACAGAAGGTGCATGTGCTGCCCGTGTTGGAGCCACGTCGAAAGCGATTTTGGAAGAACGTTGGTCATCGGTTGGGGTGAGGTGTTGCAATATGGGCATCTCAGTAATAAGTCGCTGAGTAAAGATGGAGAAGTCGTCAGATCGTTGCTTACTAGCGGAAACAATGAGAAACTTTTCATTGGGATCTTTGAGCAACCTCCACAGGACGTAGGCTGAGGTGATCCAACTCTTTCCTACACCCCGGTAGGCTTCAATGATCTGCCGTTTAGGACCATGTTGCAAATAGTAAGCAATCTCATATTGAAGTGGGGTGGGATCGGGCAACTTGAGGTGTTTCCAGACTAAAAAGAGGAAGTTTCTGAAGTCAGACAGAACGGATTCCTCAATTTGGGTGAAATCTTGCAAAATTGACCCCCTAGAACCCACTGAATTTGACTTCTGCTGGGCTCAAATGGAAAAGTAAGGGGGTAGGGCACCCCCTAGAACTGAATCCAGTTCAGGAAGGTGTCCTAACCCCTTGATTTAACAGCGTTTTTGGTACTTATGGGCGTCTCAAGAGAAGAATGATAACGATAGCCACGTTAAGGGCTACATTGATCCAATCTACATTCAATATATCACCCCCTCTCGCTTACAGGTTAGAGGTCTCTCCGAGGTTGACCGCGGGTGGCGCAGGAACGGGCGGCTCAACCACCGGAGGAGGAACAACTTCAGTAGTATTCTTCAGCACCAATTCATCAAGCTTCTTGGCGCTGGCATCAAGGGAATCAGCATACCCCTGAAGTACTACCGCATTGGCTCCCTCTCCAGCGATAACCGCAGCCATCTCATCAATCTTGACTTCGATAGCTGCTACTGCCGTCGCAACCGCTTGGACTTTCTCACCCACTAACGTGATCTCATTAGCCATCAAAACCTCCCTTTCATCGCTCTTGTGTTGGAGCCAGACTAAGTAGTCTATCTCCGCTTCCAGAGCCTTCAACCTGTTGTTTTCCGATGGCGGTAGGTGCGTGTGCAGATCTAATCGCAACCGACCCACTTTGGCCTCCTTTACTGACCGGCTTTCTTCTTCAGGTCTTCGATTGCGGTCAGCGCTTGCTTTTGCACACGAGCAACCTCTTCGTCAAACTTCGCCGCGTACTGCTCGAAGTTTGCAGCGTTATGCCTGAACACCAACGCGCCGACGACGAACCCAACTACAAGCCCACCCAACAGATAAAGAACTTGTTCCATAACAGGTTCCCTCCTTCCCGCCGCTCCCATCCTCTGCGGCTCCGTCCTGCTTGCTTGCTTGCGTTAAACCTTTACTCCGTATTTCCACCCGAAGTAAAATCCCGCTGCAAAAGCGAGAATAGAGAATAAGATAGTTGATATCATTTATCCCTCCGCTGAGAACGGGAGAACTTCAGCGAGACGAGCAAAGGGCGAACCCTTCTTGATCTCACACGTGATGCCGTTGTCTTTGAAGAGTTGGATGATGTTTTTATAATCACCAGCAGTCGCATCACCTGACTCTACTCTTTTAATTAAATCCTCTACAGACTTATCAAAAAGGGTTGCGAGGACATCCTCGCGAGGATTAGACGCCATATGCCACCGCAGCGACCACATCCGCAGTCGGAACAAGCCGATTGTAGGTGTACCCACCCCGTGTGTCATCGAACTCTACCGAATCACCCTGCACACACACCATTGCATTCGAAGCAACGAGAGCATGGACAGCGGCTTCAGCAGCGGGAGACTTATTTGCCATGAAGAAGACAAAGGAAGGATCAACATCAGCAACAGCGATGGTGAACCGGATTGCACTGTGGGTCGTCCCGGTACCCGACACCTTGGTGCACCCGAGACCAGTGGCAGCAAAGTAACCAGTACCCGCTGCGATCACTTCGAACGTAGCCACATCAGCAGATCCGTCAACTGTGAGAATCTTGATTTGACCACCAGAAGCACCGGCTTGAGTCAACTCCACAACGTCATCCGCAGCAGCCGTAGCCGTCACAGTCGTACAGGATAGAACTCCCGTGCCCAACTTGAGCCCGCCGCGAAGGGTGTAGTCAGTGTCGAGAGTCTTAGCAACACCCGAGACTTCTACCTTGTACACCTCAGGAACATGTGCAGCAGGATCAGCCAGAACATCGAGTGCAACCTTGTTGCCAAGGGCAAACGTGTGGCTCATCCGAACCAACTCCCCAGCCGGGGGCTTGGCTCCGTCCACGAAGGTGACAATGAGGTTGCCAGTGCCCGAGAGAGCGTAGGTGACGGTCACGGTTCTCGTGACATACTCTCCAGCAGTTGCAACGGCAGACACCGTAATCGTACAGGCATCATCACTTCCTGCCATCTCATTGACGGTAGCAAGGTTGGTGTCGGCTGTGTAACCTGACCCACCTTCAATAACAGCCACAGTAGCGACAGCCGTGGTGGCTAACGTAAGAACGACAACCTTCCCACCAGACGCACCCTCTTGAACAATCTCGAGGATGTCACCGACTTCGTAACCAGAACCTGCGGCGCTACCGAGGGTAACGGTCTTGAGTGCTCCCGCTACAGGATTGGCAACCTGAACAATCTTGGCACCAGTTGAGGTAGAGAGAGCATTGACCGTAGGAGTTGCCCCAACTTCAGTTGCGGAGAAGGGGAATACCAACTGGCCAGAGAGGTATGCAACTACCTTCAGCCAGTCGCCAGCGCGGGGGAGAGACTTCATCCCAACAGGAGCCTGACTGATAGTGCCAGTAACCGTAGGGATAATGAACGTGACGGTACCCGTGGACAGAGTGAAATCGTCCAGCCGGGTGACGTCGAAACGAGCAGAGACTGCCCCATCGGCAATCGTTGTGAGAACCTTGTTGTCTGCTACGGTGTACCCAGTGCCACGCGCTGAGATATAGCCAGTAGCGATATCGGCAGCCCCGTCGATGGTAGCGACCGTGAAACGACCACCCCCATCAACTCCACCTTCAAGAATCTTGAGGACCTGTCCAGCGGTATACGTTCCGGTAACCGTGGAGATATGGCCATCGGAGATAGCACCGGTGCGCCCTTCCACTTCGTACTCGGCCCACGGACCGGGGTTGACGAGATCACTCAACGTACCACGAGCGACAAACAACTTGTAGGTCTCGTGGTCAGCCGTATCATCAATGTTGACATCAATCGCTGTGACTGTAGCCGCAATGAAGGAACCAACCTGATTGATCTGGAAGGTAGCAACTCGCTGTGCGGTCGTGAGAACATCCGCTGCAGCAATGGCTGTGCCGACTTGGTAGGCGGAACCTTGCCCACCCATAGTGAACTGTTTGATCCCACCATCCGGCCACACTTCGGTGACCGTGACAACTTCGTCGTGGGGAGTGGTCTCGTACACGGGACCGGGACCACGGTTGATCAGATGGAAGGTATTCCCTACCGCATACCCCTTGCCACGGTCAATGAGTGACACATTGGCACGAACAACCGCGCCAGTAGCGCCCCACGAACCAAGCATCTGGGTAGCGTCATACAGTGAACGTTCCGAAGATGTTGAAACCAGTGGAGTACCATTTACCTGAAAGGCATCCCCCGGCATTACTACAGCCTGCCCGTCACCCTGTGACTTCCGCCACAGAGAGAATGTCATATCTGCAGCAGGAGCAATCGCCGCTACTCCAGACAGAGGGAAACCTACACCACTCTTGAGACTAGCAATTCTTGAAACTCTCATCGTGTTCTTTCCTCCTTGTTATTTACTGGCTACACCTTTGATCTTGTCAATAGTTCTCAGGGCGCCAAGACCAAGCATACCCCCGAGCAAAATGATGAGATCCCCCATTGGGACCTCAGGTAAATCAGGAAGTGTTGCCGTGTAACCACCCATGGAAGCGGCGACACGAACTGCCCATGGGAACAGTGGTTTCAGGAGGAAGGTGTATCCCAAACCTGAAACACACACCCACCCAACCGCAGGGCGCCAACCAGCCACGAAGAGCGAAGAGTTCTGCGCTTCGATGGCGTTGATTGCGGTTTGTGCTTTGGACATATCCGCATCATAGTCCATCCGAGCCTTCTCTGCTGCGGCTTCTAGGGCCTGAGCATTAAAGAGAAGTTCGGCTCTCTTGTTGGGGTCTAAAATTGCTTCCCCAGTAATCGCTGCTCTGATGTCTTTGGCGAAGGACCCAATCCCTTGAAAGAGACCGGCAGCGCCACCGGCGATCAGTTCAGAAACGATACTCATAAACTAACCTCCAAACAGATTTCGAAAGAATCTAACTATGGTTTCCCAGATGCCCCTTAGGAAACCCGCACTTGGGCCGGGGCCATCGGCGTCTGAAAAGGTTCAGTGTATGAATAAGCAGGGGATAATGCACTCTTCTGCCCGTTGAGTTCGGCTTGAAGTTGCCACACATTTGTCACACCGGGGTTAACCTCGATGGGAAACGTAGTGACATTCGGAAGGGTTTGATAGACCTCAGCCCCGTCCCGCCAAACGTGAACGAAGAGGGTTGACCCCTCTGTACCGATAGGTGTTCCATCGGTGTACTGTGTTGGATTCTGCCATGAGATTGTTCTCTGCATTAACCACCACCTCCATATTTGTGGATCACACCAAAAGCCGCCCAACCCGCAACTACTGAAATTACTGCCACGACCAGCCATCGCAACACAAAGAATTTGATATCACTTACTTTACCCATGTTGACGATGAACTGTCTTATGAATAAGTGATCCTCATCGTGTTGCTGACCAGTGATGCGATAGCGGCAGTGCAATTCAGGATTTTGAAATGCAGCCTGAATCCCTTCAGTTATGGCTTTTCGAATTTCTTCAGGTTCCATAGCACCACCGCCTAACCAACGATTTGAGAATATGATTTTGTCGGATCTAAGAATGCTGATGCTTTGATTTTTGTTATTGCATAACCGCTTTCGCCGTAGTAGTGCGCCACATAAGCGTAAGGTTTAGTAACGAAAGCATGAAGTATTTTAGCGCGATTAGTCACTAGATTGTTCTCATCTACTAAGATTGTATCCATGTTAGCAACAGATAACGAATCTGCATGTGTTAATCTACCACAGTGTAAAATTCCTGAATCGTCGGATGCCGCATAGGCGAGAAGATCAAAAGTCTGCCCACTCTGCCACCCAAAGCCACCAACAGGATACGAAGCCCCTTCGGTTGCCACCAGCAAATAAGATGTGGCACCAGTGACTATATTAAATTTTACAAGATACTTTTCAGTACTGATTCCGTATGGTTTTGCGAAGAAATAACGGAGATTCCCGTCAGCGAAGTGGTTTATAGGAACAGCATAGGGAATAGAGATTCCTGGGTTTTCTGTTGGGTGCGCCGCCACGGAGTTAGCGTCAAAGTCTACAGTTTTCCAGTCTCCGTCTAAGATAAGGAAGGTACTCGGTGGAGCCAGTGGGCACAGTATACCCCTAACGCTAATTGAACCAACAGAGGAATATGTGTTCCAGTTTATCGAATTGACTCCAGCCTTTTTTGAGGCAACTACTGAATTTGCCCCGAAGGCATAAGGGATGTCGGTACCACCCCAACAAAAGTATAATTCTCCGTCTTTTACATAGCTGAATATTTGCTCTGCTTCTGTCCCACCCATGGATTCCGTGGCTTGGGACACAGTTCCTGTGGACAAGTTGATATCCACCGGTCTATCGTGTGCGTGATTAGCCCCATCAGGTTGGTTGATCTTTAGCCCGTAGTGGTACGCGGACGACGTGGGGTTCCACGCAATACAGGCAATATTCCCTAGAGACGACACCGAAATCTGCCCAGTTAAATCTACTATAAGTTCGAGTGTATCGGGCCATGTTAGATGCCAGAGCTTCCAGCTGGAGGAGGAGACTGTCTCGATAAAATAGAAGGCATCCCTGTCCAACGGGTCGTGCACCATGTTGGAAAAGTTTGCTAGAGACAGATCTTCCATCTTTATCCGTCCTACGATTGTGAGACTCATGCCCGTTCTACCACTACAACTACTGTGGCGCGTTCAACATCAGTAACACTAATGATATTAGCTGTTAGGACATCATTTATTGCAATGGATGTATCCCAATCGCTAAGACTCGAATCAACTACTGTGACACCACTAGAGAGAGTTAAAGGTGTTGCGCCAGTAATGCTATTAGCTACAGAAGGAGGGAAATCCCCTACTGGGAGTTTCCGAAGATCGACAACAAGACTTCCTGAAGGTTGAACTAGAATGTAAGCGCGCAGGATAGTACCGGCAAAGGGCAGCAGAAGAGAAACTTCTTCTCCCGGTGTAATTTCCCCACCGCCACCGTCAATTACAAAAGTGAGCGCGGTGGATTGCTGTGTACTAATTATTTCTATATCCGAAATAAGTTCAGTCTGCCCATCCAAGAGTTCTTCAATTAAATAGATTGCTTGAAGCGCGGCAGTATTCTGGTCATCTTGGTTGAGCAACGACGCATTTGTAAAAGTAACTAATGGTTCGTAGGGAGTAGATCGGAATATTTCTATAGTTGCATTATTGGCCACAGTAACCGCGATAGTTTCTGTGGTGACGTAGGACCATGTGTCATCTTCTTGGAGAATATCATCCAAACGAACATGTATGTGAGTTGGGTCTAAATATGGAAAAGTAAGAGAAAGGTTTTGCGATTCTCCATTCCCTGTGTAGAATACTTTTGATCTATACGGCATTAAGAATCACACCCCTTTCCAATTCCTTGCATATTCGTTTTGCTCTGCGGTAGACTTGGCGAAACCACAGGGACTGTCGTGCGTGTCCTGCAGCAAGGTCCCATTCTCCTCTGGCAATACATCTCATCATGTTCTTGAAATTAGTTACACCACGAGGGCCTAAATTGTAGATCATGTTTGCTAATGCATGTTGTCTGACTTCATTGATTTCAATAGTAACTTCTGAGAAGATAGAATTGTAGGTCTTAATGACTTCATCTACCTTAGCGCTGAGTTCCGCCTCTGCCTCTTCCTCTGTGATAGGCAGACCGGGGCCAGAGGGGGCTTTTGTCCCGTAGCCCCAAGTCCACTGTTTGAAATCCCAGAAGGACACAGGAGAGAAACCTTCGTCTTTTTTCAACTGCTCGATGATAACCGCCTTGTCCATTTAAGGGACTCCTTTATTCGTTCTCTTTCTGATATTTTTCTACTAACTGATCCCACCCTCCACCGATCGGTTTACTCGGTGCGGTTTTAGTGGGCTGTTCGTCATTCCCGAACTTAGTTACTAATGAGTCCCACCCGCCAATCGTTGGTGTGTGGGCATCATCGGGGATTCCCTTCTTTTTGGTTTTAACATC